GACCCTAATATCGTCACCGGCCTCAAAGTCGGTCTCGAACTGCGTGCCACTACCGGTGAGCGTGAGCCCGCCGTCGGAGCCCGAGACGGTGCCGCCGACCTCGTAGAAGATTGACTGCGGCCCCTGGTCTGTGAAGTCAAACAGATCCATGACCTTTGACATGTGGATCGCGCCGGTCGATCGGTTGACCCCGATCAGCCGGTTCTGGTACACGATCGCAAGGTCGGTCTGCTCGCGGCGCGTGACCGCGGTTGGAGTGTCGATCGGGAAGTCGAATGAGTCGTTGGTCGTCTCACCGGTCGTCCACACATGCACGTATTCAGCGTCTGTCTCCGGATCGTAGAAGGTGCCGGTTGAGCCCATCGGCACTCCGTACTGGAGGTTTGCCGTTGTGAGGCTCATCGTGTCGGTGTCCGCGAGCTTCTCGGCGACCCACGCAAGCGGTGTCTGCTGCACGTAGCCGATCCACCGAGAGGTGCCATCCCGGAAGACGATGAACGCCGGCACCCCGGTCGCGTTGTAGAGCCGGTTCGTCTGCGGCGTGATACCGATGCCGGACCTGACCCATATCGAGCCATCGCGCCGGGTGACGCCTGCGTCTGCGCCGAGACGGAAGCCCTTGATGTACTCCAGGCTCCTCGTGCGGAGCTCGGTCGCCATGCGTCCGGCATACCGAGGTGAGACTTCGCCGAATGAGAAATCGGTAACCAGAAGTTCGCGAAGCGCCATCAGTACTCCCGAAGCGGGTGTCGCCGCTCTGCGACCACATGTCCCGCCCAGTCTTCGGTTATCTCCCCGTATCCGGGGCTGCTCATTGCGTTGAGCTCACGCGCGCGCTTGTTGGCGAGGTAGAGGCCCTCGCTTCGGTTACGCTGCGCGAGATCCGAGTCACGGCTCACAACGAAGGCCAGATCCGCGGCCAGTGTGTATGCAAACGATTCGGCCCAGTAGTCCGGAATCCGGCTCTCGTAGCCAGTCGTGAGCGTGGGGTATCCGTCATCGTCGGCTTCCAGGCAGTCGATCGTGTAGACCAGCTTCGGGTCGTTGTCGCTGTCGCAGAACAGGTGATCGCCTTCGATGCGGTAGTAGAGGATGTTGTCGTCGGTGTCGTAGAGCTCTCGCGGGATGAGCATGTCGGTCGGCAGGTCGTAGGCGTAGTCGAGCTCCGTGAGGTTGGTGACCGCCTCGTCTTCGGTCAATGCCACCCGAGCGCGCGCCCAGAACCAGTCGTCTTCGCTGAGATGCTTTCGAAACGTGGTGAAGAACAGGTCCACAACCTGCGCCGCGCGAGATCCCGTATCATCGAATCCGGTGAGCTTTGGCTCACCGAGCACGCGCAGCGCGCGGTTTGCCAGCTCCAGCGCGGTTGCCATCGGTTATACCTCCGTCTGGTACTCGCTCGCTCGATTCTTTTCGCGTCCCACAACCTCGTATGCGAGCTCGTCCTCGTGCTCGTCGCGCACCAGATCGCGCTTGGCTTCTCGAACCGGCTCGAAGTGGCTGCTCATCGGGCTTGGCAGTTCGTGGTTGAACTCGTACTCAGTGCCCGCGAACCACCGTTTTTTCATGTAGTAGCAGGTGCGCCGGCAGAGATAGATGTAGGTCGTCCGCTTCTCGACTTTCGGTTTGCTCTTCGCCATCGGTTCTCCCTTGGATGGAACACGGGGGCCTTTCGGCCCCCGCTATGCCTAGTGGTCGCTGATCCAGGCGTCGATACCGCCCGCACTCATCGTGAGCGCGTCGTATTCGAGCTGAATCCAGGCCCGGGTGTCCGACGGAAGCGCCACGCGCAACACCTCGTAACCCGCGGTCAGGTTGGTGATGGTCACCGTCTGCGTCTCGATCGACGTATCGGCGAACGTCCCGTGCGCACCCGAGCTGTCCGCGGCGTCCTGGAGGGTGACCTGCAAGTTGCCAGCGGAGGTTCGCGCCGCGCATGCGGTGGAGATCATGACGTTGAGGTACAGCGGATGCCCGTCCCCAAGCCTCGACTCCGGAAGCCGCAGAGCGTTGGTGCTCTCCGAGTTCGTCAGACCCGTAGCGGAATACAGAGTCTGGTTGTCGGAAAGCACCATGTTGTTGTCAACGAATCCCTTCATGTGCTCCTCCTTAGCTCAGTTCCGATTCCGTGCTCAGGATCTGATCGCAGAGCCGGATCGGGTTCTCGCCGCGGAAGCTCACCACGCGACGCCCGTGTACCATGTCCCACGAGTAGTCGGCATTGCTCTTGTCCTTTGCGAGAATGTCGAAGATGGTCATGACATCGCTGTTACAGTACAGCGTGATACCACGGCCCCGCATGCCACGGCGCATCTTGTTCATCGCGTAGATGATGTGGCGAGTGATGTCGGTCGGGCTCGCCGCCGACGGGTCGCTCACGTCGATGTTCGCGATTCGCGCGATCTGCCGCGTGTCTCGGACCACGAGTCCGAAGTCCCAAGCCCAGCGGCTCTGGTAGACCTCAAGGCGGGTCGCCAGCGCGGGCTGGATGACCTGCTTGCCGTAGTCCTCATAGGTGATTCCCACCTCGCTGCCGGTCGGGTAGATGCCGAACGCATCGATGCCCCAGCCGACCATGTAGATCGAGGAGAGGCTCGAACCGGTGCCGCCTGCGTCGATGACGTGCGGGCTCGTTCCGATGGAGTCCATTCTCTCGGCGAGGCCCTCGATCTCTTCGTCGACTCCTGAGCCGTAGAAGAAGTATCCCGGGACCGCCTGGGAGAAGCCTTCGGCGAACGCGACGTCTTCGGTGTACCGGTACGCCTGGGGGTTGCCCGAGAGGCCGGCGAGCTTGACGTCGATCTCGCTCCAGTCCTCAGTCATCATGAGGATCTCGCGAGCCTGTCCGGTCGTCGACTTACTCGGGGTCGTGCCCTGGTTCAGTCGCCGGATCGAGGGGGTCGGGTTTGCGACGCGCTTCGTGTAGAGGTGCGACGTCTTGTCGTTCGCCTCCGTCCACGGCACGTCGAGCATGAAGTCGTTGTACTCGTCGATCACTTCGGCGATGTTCGCGACCATGCCATTCGGGTCCAGACGCTGGCGAAGTTCGCCAAGCGTATGGAGGGTCAGCATGCTGTTGTCTGCCATACTAGGCCGTCCTTACCATTCGGTGTTTGGGTAGAGGCCCTCTACGCGCTTCTGCTGCGTACGGCCGTCCGGATCTGCCGCGCCGGCAAAGATCCGTTCCTCTCCAATCGTCTCCCAGATCCGGTTCCACGCCCTGATCTGGTTCGGCGATCGCAGCAAGCCTTGCTTTTCGAGCTCGGCTTTGACCGTTGGGCCACCTACCATTTCCATGCTCCGATGTGCTCGCTTCACGTTCTCTTCTACGTGTGCGCCGTAGAGCTGCTTGAGGGTCTCCTCTCGCTTCTCCGCGGCCGCCCGCTGCTGTGCAGTCTGATCGAGCAGGGCGTTTCGGCCCTCCTGTACGATCTCGCTGTGTAGCTGCTCGGCCATCGCCTTCGGCACGCCTACCTTGAACGCCTTCTCGGCGAACAGTTTGGCTTGCTTCGAGCTCCACGGCTGATCAGCCGGCCAGTTCTCAGGCTTGCGTAGCTCGTAGCCGTCGGGGCCTTTCGGGCGCCCGAGTTTCTCGTAGAACGCCTCGCGCTCTTCCATCGGTGCATCTGCTGCCGGGATCTCGACCATTCGCTCGGATTGTCCGCGCAGTTCCACAAGCGCCTGGGCCGCATCACCGATAGTGGTGTAGCCCTTCAGCGCCTCGTGTCCCTTCAAGGGTCCGGGCAGGGAATGATGCCATCTCGGCAGATCGCTTTGCGCTCCCTCATCCGTCGACGACGTATCGGGTGCATCGCTTGGCGTTGCTTGCGGTTCGGGATTGTCCGTTGACTGCTGGGGGTCCGCTTGCGGATTGTCCACCGATGTCTCGGGGTCCATTACCTGCGCATCAGCCATCTATTCGTCTCCTTCGCCGGCTTCCGTGACCGGCACAATGCGGTTGATCTGAAGGATCGCGTTCGCGATCACGTCCAGGTTGTCTACGTGATTGATACCCATGCGGTCGAGTATCCAGATGAACGCCTCTCGGTACTCCGGGAGCGCGCCCGGGGTGTCGGCACCGAGGAAGCCCCACATGAGCGCCAGGTCTGCGAATACGCGCCGCCCTGCCGGTGAGGTGAACGTGCGCTCGTAGTCGCTCTGGATCTCGGCGAGCTGCTTTGCGTTGTGCGCCTTGCGCGTGAAGATCATTGTGACCTCGCTCCGTTACCGCTCATCGCCTGGCGAAGCATGTCGCCAATGCCTTCCACCGGGCTCCCCGGCTCCGGCGCCTGCCGCATGTCCTTGTAGCCTGCGGCTCCTGCCTGCTCCATCGCCATGCGCTTCTGCTCTTCCATGGCCTCCGCGCGTGCGCCGCGGATCTCTTCGACAACCCGCTCGTCGCGCAGTAGCCGCGCCGGCATGCCCTGATTGATCGCGATGTGTTTGATGATCTCGTCCCAGTCGTAGAGATCGAGGATCTCTGGCTTGATCTCTGCGTACTGGAGCGTGAGGTTGAGCGCCTGGATGGTGCCCTGCGTAACGTGGAACTTCTTCTGTGCCTGAGCGAGTGGACCGATGTACTCGATCTTGAGGCTCGATGTGTTCGCCTGATTGGCTTCAAGCCAGTCGAGCAAGATCGCCGGTGGCGGGTCGATGCGCTTCGCGCGCGCCGCGTTGATGAACATGTTCTTGATCACCGGATCGAGGAAATCCGATGCAATGCGCCCGACCATGGTCCCGAGTACTGCGGCCTTCTCTGCCTGCCGCTCCATGACCTCCGTGGCCGTCATCTTCGCCACGCCCACCCGCTGGAGCATCATGAAGAAGTCGGTCATGAAGTAGTCTTCGACGCGGGCCTGTAGGTGCTGCTCGCGATCGAGCGCAAAGGGGAACTCGGCCCCGAGCTGTATCGGCGTTGCGATCGCATCCGGTCGTGAGTAGTAGTTGCGCCCGCCAGGTCGCAGGTCGAGCTTGTTGCGCATCTCCTCTGGAACGTTCATCGGGGGGTCCGCGGCGCGATGCGAGTAGGACAGCATATCCTTCGCCATGCGATTGAGCCGCTTGATATCGGTGAGTGCGTCGTTGCCGGGGCCGCGGCCGTACTTCTCGTCGGAATTGGTGGTCAGGCGAAGCGCGTAGTACGGGAACGCCGAGTAGCCGCTCTCCTTGAGCAGGTGCCGGTTGGTGTACTCCATGTACACGCTCGCCCACGGCTTGTTCTTGCCGTCGAGCTTCGAGCGATCGTAGTCCTCTCGGGGCTCGACCGCGTGCATAACTTCGATGCGCTCGGATAGGTTGCCTTGGTTGTAGATGCGCTGGGTCTGCTCTGAGCACGCTTCCAGGCCAAACCGGGCTACCACGGCTCGCACGCTCTGCCAGAACCGCCGATAGACCGTGTTGACCCTGCCGTACTCGTCGACGTCAACGTAGAATTCCTTCGGATGGATCGCGCGGAACACCGGATAGTCGGTGTCCGGGTTGTCCTCGTGATACATGACCGAGGTTCCCACGCCACCGGCATCGGTGAGGAATTCGACTGTCTCTTCGTAGAAGTTGGAGTTGTGGAAGTCGGCGTAGATGATGCGCTCGACGCCATCGAGCCACTCGCGCACGCCTGGGAGCGCGTTCGCCTCTTCCCACGGGAG